TGAGAAGTTTTATTGGAAGAAAGTTTATCCTCCAGCGTTGGATATTAAGATAGATAAGATATCTGCTATACCATCATTACAGTCGTTGTGTAAAGAGCGATTGTCGTGGACAGATGCCGTATATGATGTGTATCGAGGTCATAAGAGAATAGAGCATACTATGAATTATATGCCTGTTCAAAAGATTTTAAAGCTGTACTCAGACTTTAATCATAATACCTCGCGAAGAGATCCCATAGATTTGGAAGTGTTTAAGCATGTACCTGCGGCATTGAGCAATTTGCTTAGTGCAATGCATGTGTCTCGTAATTATTATACTTTAGATTTTGATTATGATCCGTTAAAGTTAATTCTAAAGGTAAAGATTTATACGTCCGGAGGTATAATGCCGGGAGGTTCGATGCATTTTAAATGGTGTGGTAGTGATTGTACTGTTACGTCATCGGGTATGAAAGGACATTTGATGGAGAGTGCCATGCGGAAATTGCATCGTATAATGGCTAGAATTAAGCGAGGGGATGAGACAGCATATGAAATGATGGTAGCAGTAATAAAGGCTAAGTATGAGTGGAAGTATGGACAATTTAAGAGCGTAGCAGAGTTAGATGCTATGCTAATGAAGATCAGGGAGTTTTTTATACCTGACTTGCCACATGTATATCTTTGTATACTTTTGAATGAAAAACGAATGAAATTGGAACGAAATAATGTTATTCGAATAGGTATGAAGTATTGGCATGGGGGAGCATACTATCTATATACGTACTTGTGCGGAGACTTTGAAGATATGATTTGGGTTGATGGTGATATTGAAAGTTTGGATAAACACATATCAGATTGGTTGTTACTTCTCTATTGCGCTGGAGTATATCCTTATTATAATTGGGGAATAATGACCGAGGAGAAATCAATATTTTTGCAAAAACTACTAGAATATTGGGCTTCCAATGTTTGTGCTAAAGCAGTTTGTCATATAGGTAGTTTTTGGAGATATATGTGTGGGCAAATGTACTCAGGAGGACCTGAAACTTCACATGGAGATAGTTGGATAATGGCATTTATATTCTATGTGTATTGTGAGATAAATAAGCAGGATCATCCTCACTTGGCTGTTGTTATACAGTCATTTATGATGGAGACTATAATAATGATTGTTGTTTATGGAGATGATCATATTTGGGGTGCACCCGGTATTTTGGATAAGATAATGAATGCTAATACCTGGAAGAGTTTTTTAAAGAAGTATTTTAATATGACCCTGAGAGATGAGCATACATATCGATCATTGCTTTCGGTCCCAGATGAGGCAGGTAGATTTAAGAAAGAAGGACCGAAGTTTTTGAAGCAATATTTTATAGAAAATCCTTTTGGAGATAGATTTGGTAAAATAGCACCTATTTTGCCTTATAGACCTATCGATGAAGCAATGTGTAAAGTAATGGTTACTGAATCAACCACAGATGGAGAATATGTTGTTTCATTGATAGGACATGCATGGAATACAATGGGTACTAATTTGTATACTTACGCTATGATTCAGCAAATGTATTCCAGAGTGATGGTCGTGTGTCCGAAAACACCTCAGGAGTTGCTACAGGAAGTAGAAAACCTTATAGATCAGAAACCGGTGTTAAAACGTTTATTAAAGAAGACAGGACTTACTCGTAGTGATTTCTACAAGTTTCCCTCCATGCAAGATCTTATGGCTTATCATGTTCTTGATGAGCATAAAGCAGCATATCATATATCTATAGAGGACTTGGATGAGTATGAGATCTTTTTAAGTGAAGAAGAAGATGATGTTTTAACTTAGCAAGCAAACTAAAGGAAATGGAAAAGGAAAGTTAAAAAGAAAAGAAAAAAAAAAAAAAAATATAATCAAGA